CGGAAAAAGACCAAGAATATAATGACCCAATTGATAAGGCAGTTATAACCTTTAATCACGTTAAGGAAAAAGATTTAGATAATAAAAATCTTACAGCTTTTATTGAAGATTTCAATGATTTTTGTAAAGGTATAGGAATTGAAGGTGTATCATTTACTGATAAATCTTCAGTTTTTATTCCCCAAGCAAATGAGGAATTAAGAGATAAATTGCTGAATAAAATTAAATGTTATAATTTAAAATTACAAGCAGAACAAGGGATTTCAATGCGAGAGTTGCTTTTAGCAGATCATCATAATTCACACTGGGTTAAATGGTACGATACATATGTACCACAAAATCACAGTGGAGAATTAGCTAAGAGCTCTGGAGCAAAAAAGAGTGTTATTAAAACTGGTAAGAATCATGATTTGAGACCTAATGACCATTACAAATCGCAAGTTGGTCATGATGGTAATGCCCAAGATCTAATTCTAAAGGTTGTTACAAATAATATGTATGAGATTATTAATCCTCATAATGGTATTCGAATGGGAATCGTGACGTTTATAACTAAGAACTATTTTATCATGAATAATCATTTTAGGGATATATTGATTTCGTATAAGGACGATTATCACTATACTAATGTGAAACTAGTAAGTGAGATAAGGAAAGAAGAATTAATTGTGCCAATGGAAGATTTTGTATCAGCCCCGACACATAGTTTAAATAACACTGAAGACGTAGCAATAGTGTGCGTTACAGGAATGACAGAGTTTAAGAAGGATATTCTTAAGTATTGGGTTACGGAAAAACAACGCAATGTCTTAAGGAAGTTTGATGCAAAATTAGTTGCTATGAAGAATGGAATGATTGATAATACTCTTACTCGCCCATCACCAATTGAAGGAGTAAAAGTAGAATCAGATTCTGAATTGACAACTGATTATGTGATACGTACTGGTTATTCATACCTTGGTCATACGACAGGAGGTACATGTGGTGCTTTACTAGTTATTTTTGATCCATCTATAGGTCCAGGAAAACTGCTTGGTATACATACAGCAGGGTCTATAAATGGTTCGTCTTTGAGTAGTGCGTTAGTGAAGGAAGATTTGGAAGAATATCTGTCAAAGTTTAGTAGATATGTCTCCCAATGTAATATGGATCTTATTGAAGATGGACAATTACCTTTTAAAGGTAATTTTGAGTATGTTGGTAAATCACAATACCCCAACATGGATATAAATAAAACTCAAATTGTTCCATCACGTTTATATGGTAAAATAAGAGAACCAAAGAAAATGCCTGCTTGTATAAGGTATTTAGTGAAAGATGGTGAAGTTATCAATCTTAAGTATAAAGCCATTGAAAAGTTTGGACATAAAGATGTTGATACAGATGAACCTTTAATGAAAACTATTCTTGATGAGTATTTTTCATTTTTAGGGAATTCATCAGTTCCACCCACAAAATATGATAAAGAGACTTTCTCTTTTGAACAAGCTGTGTGTGGAGTTGATCAGTGGACTAATCCTATTAATAGGAAGAGTTCTGCTGGGTATCCTTATTCTTTTGAAAAACCAGGAGAAGCTCCTGGCAAAACTTGGTGGTTTGGAGAGGAAGGTCCATTTCAATTTGATTTTCCTCAGACTATGCTTTTGAAAGACGAAGTCTTACAGATTATTGAATATGCACGTGTTGGAGTTCGTTCCACACATATTGTCCTTGCAAAACTAAAGGATGAATTACGTAAAATCAATAAGATTATGATAGATGGTGATATAAGATGTTTTATGGCAAGTCCAATGTCATACATTATTGCCTTTAGGATGCTCTTTATGGGTTTCTTTGCTTGGTTCATGTCTAATAATATTAGAAATGGATCTTGTGTCGGGATTAATGTGTATTCAGAGGATTGGGACTATATAGCACAAGAATGTAAAAAATTTTCCAATAAAATGGGAGCAGGTGACTTTAAAGGTTATGATACTAGTCAAATAGAATCATGGTTGAAAGCAATGCTTCCAAAAATAAATGAGTGGTACAAAGCTGGCCCGGAGAATGCGACAGCGCGAGAGATATTCTGGATGGAAGTCTATAATGCTCGAGTACTTGTTGACGGCTTTGTCTTTATGATGAAGCACGCCTTGCCTAGTGG